TTATGCCACGTCGATCCACTCGGCGCCCCGGCTGTCCCGGTAGAGCGCAGTCATCGCTGCCGACTTGTGGCCGAGCAGCAATTGCGGATCTCGGCCTTCCGCGGCGTGCAATCTGGCAGCCAGTGAGCGCATCTCGTGGAAGGTCGGCGGGCTCGCTCCGAACTCAATTCCGGCGCGGTCCCGTGCGGCTGCAAATGCGCTGGTCAACGTGTCCAGCATGATCGGCATTCCAGGCGTCGCGCGGCTCACGGTGCGGCTGTGATGCACAAGATGCTTTGACACTACCGCATCACGGCAGGCTTTAACCACCTCGCCCAACTCGAGCCCGATCGATTCCAGGCGCAGCTTCGTGCTGATTCGCAGGCGTGCGCCGGTCTTCGCCTGGATGATGTGCAGATGGTCGTCGTACACGTCCTTGAACAGCATCGCCGCGATATCGTCACGCCGCTGGCCGGTCAGTACCGCAAGCTCCATCGCTCGTTTCAACCAAGGCTGCTTGGCCTCGGCGTAGATCGCCTTCCATTGCTCCAGGGTCAGCCGTTCGCGCTTGACCTTCACCTTCGCGGCCCGCGTCACTTCGACCGGGTTGTCCTTGCGCCATCCAGCCGCTATCGCCTCGCGCATCAGGTCGCTGAGCAGTGACCGCATGGCCTTCGCCATCTGCGCCTTGCCTTCATCCGTGAAAGTCTTCAGGTAGGCGGCAATCTCAAACGTCCCGATGCTTTCCGTGTCAAGGTGCCCAAGCGCCTCGCTCAACCGATTGAGCCTCATGCGCACGGTTTCCTTGCTGCGGTCAGAAACGTCGCGCTCTGCGTATAGCGTGCGGTATTCATCGATCCATTCCGAGAATCGCCGTTTCGGCTCGGCTGCGATACGCTCAGTCAGCGCCGGCCGCGCCTCCGCCATGGAGTGGTTCGCCGCCACCGCCTCGCGCACGGCCTGAGCCTTGTCGCTGCCCAGGCCGTACCACTTGCCCGATACTGGGTCACGGTAGCTGTAATAAGTGACGCCGTTCCTGCTGTCCGTCTTGCGGTACAGGTTCGGCGGCAGGTCTTTCGAACCGGTCTTACGCGGCCTTGGCGCCATGTCGATCCCTCGCGATGCGCCCGGCAAGCGTGCCTGGCTCGATGTACTGTGCGTCTGGCTCAACATAATAGCTGCGCCCGTGCTTCACCGGGGCGGGGAAAATCTTCGCTTCCCGCGCCCATCGCCGTAGCGTGTTGAGCGTCGGCGCCGGATCGAAGTTCGCTTCCGCCCATTTCTCAAGGCTCAATTTCATCTGTCACCCCTCCAATTCCCGGCAGCCGCAGTAACTGCAGCGCTTGCCGAGGACGTTCTTCACGCACACGTTCGTGCGCTCGCCTTCTTCCTCTATCCAGACTTCCATGCGGATTCGCTGCATGTCGGACTTGGCGAGGATTTCAAACTGGCGCTTCTGCTCCTGCTCCGGCAGGCGTTTGAATGATTGCCACAGGCTCATGCTCACCCCCTCACCGTTACGCCGGCCGCTTCGATGGCGGCGCGGCATTCTTTTAGGCAGCAGTTCCAGCCGATCGACGATTCAGCGCTAAGCGGAGCCACTTCGTAGTTTGGTACCGGCTTTTTGTCCGGCAGCTGAACCACCACGTCCTCGCGCCCCTTCTGGTAGAACGCCACCGCCACGTTGCAGAACTGCTGCTTCAAATCCTCGAACTGCTCGCTGTGAGGCTGCCTGTCCCACCACGCCTCGAACTCTGCTATCGCCTTGTCTGTGTGCATTTCTATCTCCTGCTGCGTGTGGGGGTTAGGCGAGCTGAGCCGGCGCCCATCCTTTGATCTTGTCGACGGCTATCGACTTGCGTGTTTGGGCGTCGTACCACATGAAGAAGCACTCATTTCCCATGAAGACTAATGAGGTTGTGGCTGCGCGCGTCCTGCCGTCTTTAAGGAAAAGCTGAATCGGCTTACCGGCAGGCGGCGGCTCGGTAACGGGGCGCATGAATGGAATTACAGGCACGTGCAAATCCTCCCCGCCGACTCTCGCCGGCAGGCTGTGTGTTTGGGTGGGGTTAGGGGGTTAGGCCGTCAAGCCTGTGATCGGGTCCCATGTGGCCAGCTGGCCGCACTTCTCGCAGCGAAGCAGCACCATGAATGACTGGCGGCCGGTGACGGAGAACTGGTGAGTGCTGCGGTTTTCGATGGTGCAGTAGGTTGCGCCGCGGAAGCGCTGCTTGAATCGGCGAGCCAGTAGCTCTAGGCGACCCATTCACGCCTCCTTCGCAGCCATGGCGGGCGTTGCAGGCAGCTCTCTTACGGTGACTTCCCAACTCTTTCCGTCGCCGTGTATCTCGAAGCCGTCACCGTGGTGTTCTGCTTTCTGCAAAAGGCACTTCATGAAGTCGCTGGTAACATCCTGGCGAGAGCCCTCGGTAAGCTGCGTGCCTGCCTTATTGGGGTGTCCGGCCATAATCCGCCCGCCTAATGCGGTTACCTGCATTCGTATTGGCTTCATAATTCACCTGCTTGAGTTGCAACGGCTGCGCGCAGCGAGTTTTCTGCGTCACGGCACAGTTTGATTCTGCGGTTGATCCCGACCCCTGATTCGTTTTGCTCTGCGTCAAGCCAAGCAATGGCCTTTCCTGCCGCATCCCGCAGCCTATCCCGCTCGGCGGTCACGGCTGACAGGGCGGCGAGGTGGTGACGTTCTCTGGCCAGGAAGATGCTGTATGCCTCCTGGCTGACCCGCACGGAACGATCATCGAACCCGAAGTCGACACCTTCCGCCTCTGCGGGCTGGGCGATGGCCTCGCGCAATGCCTCAGCCGCGAAAGCCTCAGCGCTGCCTGAACTGGACGAGTGAACCTCTAGCCACTTTGCCGCCTCTTCCAGCGCAGCGGGATCAACCAATACCTTGCTCATTCGACTGCCTCCAGCGCCTTGGCGGGGTAAATCTGCACGCTGTTGCGATGCGCGCTGCTCTCGACTGCGTAGCCTTCCTTGGTCTGCTCGGTCGAGTACCAGCCGACCACGCGACCAACCCACTCGCTGCCGGTGGACTTCTTCACGAGGTCGCCCATGCGGAACTTGCCTTGCGGGGCGGTCTGTGCGATGGGGGCGGCGTAGAAAGGCACGACATAGCCGCTTTCCTCGACCTGCTCGCGAGCTACGAATATCGCCGGATCGGGTTCGTCCAAGTCGCATTGGCGCGCCCAAAGTGTTTGCTGCTGCTCATCCTGCGCCGGGGCTTGCTCTACTGCCGCCTGCCCATCCCTGAACCCCTGCGCTGCGGCTGTGGCCATGTCGACGGCGGTGTAGGTGTCGGTGGGCTCGGCCGTCGGCCAGTCGATCAGCGACGACCCGCAGTCAGGGCAGCCGCATTCGGCTTTTGGTCGCTGCATGGTTTGGCAGACTGGCTCGGCCTGCCGGGATAGCTCGGCGTCGATATCCGCTGCGAGCGAGCTTTTCTCCTGCTTGGAAAGCCCGTACTCGGTGTCGTCAAGGTTTAGGGATATACGCAAAGTGGTCAGCAATTTGCGCAGCTTCTCGTTCTCCGCCTTCGCAGCCCCCAGCTCAGCGCCGAGGTTGAGCACTGCCTTCAGTTCGTCGTTCATACCTTGCTCCATATGGCAGCGTTGTTCAGTTCCGCCTCGGTGGCGTAGCGCGGGTTACGGCTCAGCGCCTGCATCAGGAACGCGGCACCGTTCGATCCGGCGATGTAGTGGCGGGTGTTGGTCGGCTTGTGCAGCCAGATTTGGGTCTTGGGTCGCATGGGGCCTCCGGTGGGCGGCAGCGGAAACAGGCGCATTGGCCGATCCGCTTGCCGTCCGTGCGGCAGTAGGTGGGTGCGTTCACAGCGGCAGCGACTCCTGCACCGCTAGGCATTCGGCCTCGCCGTGGGGCAGAGCCAGCCGGTTCACTCGCCCGCGCCACTCGTCCATCGACTCCTGTGTCAGGGTGGCGGCCGGCTTGTGGCATTCGGGCTGGAGAGGGCAGGCGTTGCAGCTGCTGCGGGACTTGAAGTTGTAGTGCTGGGCGCAGATGGCCTTGGCGGTGTCGGATAGCTCAGTCACGGAGCAATCCTCCGCAGCGGTTCACGCGGCGCAATGCGCGGCTCGACGTCGATGAAGCCCGAGCCTCGGAAGTCACCATCGGTAGCGCGGGCCATGTCCACCTCAAGGCGCGCCGTGGCGTTCACTTCGGCCGCGACCTGGGCGACAGCCTTTGCTTGTTCAATCGAGTAGGTGCCGGCCAGCACGCCCTCCATCGTCTTGCCGAGGATGGCGCGCAGATCACTGAGGTTGTTCATGGTGCTGCTCCAGTTTGTTGAGCTTCCGCTTGAACCAGCCGAGCGTTATGGCGGCCTGGCGATATTCGGGCGGATAGCGTTCGATTGAGTTGCGGCGCATGTTCTCCGCGCGGGTGACCAGCTCGAGGTTGTCGATTGAGATGTTGGCGGGGGTGCGATCCTTGAAGACGAGGAAGTGACCTTTCGGCACGGCGCCGTTGTGCTCTTCCCACAACATCACGTGGACCGGGCGCCAGTCAGTGCGCTTGTTGCCGGTGTCTGCCACCTTGCGGTAGAGGATGCCGCCCTTGTCGGTGCGCTCCGCTCCGATGGGGCGCCAGGTGTTCGATGGTCGGTGACCCAGCTTGAACTGCGTGTCCTTGGCCCGGCCTCCTGCCTGCCATCCTTTGCGGCCAGAGTTCCATGTCTGGTGGCCAGGCTTGAACCTGCCGCAGCCTGTGATTTCCTTGAACTCATCCGGTCGCGTCAGTCCGAGCTTCGAGACGCGGTTGTGTATCGAGCCGGTGCCGCGCCCCATCAGGGCTGCTATCTCGGTGATTGGCTTGGTGGCGTACAGCTCCGCCAGAGTTGCGTCCTCTGCCGGCGTCCAGTGCCGGTATTCCGTGCGGCGCCTTCCAGCAAGCGGACTTGTGCGGGTCATCTCCCCTCCTAGGCGACGTGCCGCCAGCTGCGGTAGTCGCGCACCTTGTCGATGGTCCGCTGGTGGACGCCGAGCTGCTCTGCCCACTGGCGCGCAGTGAGCCCGCGGCGGTTGGTGCGGATCGCGCGCACAAGGTCTGCGTTCAGCCTGGCGTGCGGCAGGCGCTCACCACGCGGTGCGAACTCATGAGCGCGGCTTAGGTATTCGTCTCGTGTCATGCTGCCTTCCTGCGAGCCTGTGCCCGCGCTACAGCCTTCGCGTACAGGCACGGCCGGCAGTAGCACTGCCAGACGCCAGTCGTCTTGATGAACTGGAAGTGCTCATCGTCCAGCGGCTTCCACTCATCGCAGCCGCCGCAGAGCTTTTCGCGGATGCCGTTGATCTCGCGCCGGACAAGCCGGCCTTTCAATGTCCTGCTCATGCCGCCACCGATCGCGCCTTTCTGGTCGCTACAGCCTTGGCTCGCGCCGCCTGCTTCTTCTCCGGGCAGGTGATGCGGTAGGGGATGAGTTTTTCCTCTACGCGGATCGGCTGGGTTTCCACTGGTCCTTTCGCAGCTTCAAACGCTGCCATCTTCTGCGCGATTTCCAGGCGCGCAGCCTCGTGCGCGGCCGGCGTGTGCACGCGGTCGTACTTGAACTCTTGCATGGGTGTGTACCGGGGAGGAGGGCGCGCTGGGCGCCCGGGGTGGATCAGATCAGCAGCGAGCGGGCGCCGCGGTAGGGGTCGGCAAACGGAATGTCGTCGTCGAAGCTGTCGTAGTCCGGTGCCGGTTGCTGGCGTGCGGGCGGCTGCTGCGGCTGAGCTTGCTGGCGTGGTGCCGGCTGCTGCCGCGCTGCATCCTTCTCCGGCCAGTCGATGATTTCGGTGCCCTGGCCGACATGAATCTCTGTCGCGTACCGCTTGATCCCGTCCTTCTCGTACTCGCGCGTCTTCATCTTGCCGCAGACCAGAATGCGCTTGCCCTTGTGCAGCCACTCGCCAAGGAACTCAGCGGTCTTGCCGAAGGCAACGCAGCGCACCCATTCGGTTTGCTCGACCTTCTGCCCGGTCTGCTTGTCCTTGTAGCTGTCGTCGACCGCGATGCTGAAGTTCGCGACAGCCGTTCCGTTTGGCATGAAGCGCGTTTCGATATCGTTCCCAAGCCGACCGATGCCGCGCCATTCGTTCAGGTTACTCATGCCGCCTTACTCCTCATGCGCTCTCGCATTTCGTGTTCAAGTTCTGCCAGCTCTTCGAGGAAGAGCTTGATCTCGGTTTCCATCTGCCTGATTCGTGCCTCGTCTCGCTCCAGGCGGAAGCAGGCGTACTGCAGTTCATCCGGCAGGCGGTCGTCGAAGGTCACGAAGTCGACCCACTCCAGATCGGCGCAAGCCATCTGCGCGAACATCTGCCATTCGTACTGCGGGTCATGCTTGCCGGATTGGATAGTGGCGACGTGGGTGGCCGTATTCGGGCATTTGATCTCGAGGCCGCCGCGGGCGGACAGGATCAGGCCGTCAGGCGAAGCACCGAAGCCTTCGATCGATGGGTGCAGGATCAGGCCGGCTTCGGAGATCATCACGCCCTTGTCGAGCTCGTAGGCCGACCGGGCGACTGGCTCCAGCTCTGTGCCGCGCTGCATTGCTGCGCTGGTGAAGCCTTCTTCGCGCTTGCCTGTAAGGCGCTCGCACAGCAGCTGCATCATGTAGTTCTGCCGGGTAGCAGAAGGGGCGCTTCCGCGCCCCTTGCTCATCACATCCTTGACCTTACTGGCCGTCACCTTTCCTAGGCGGGCGGAAAACCACTCATTGCTGTGCTGGTCCATCTTCGTTCTCCACAAGCTCGCCTTCGATCGGTTCGCTGAGCGCCTTCTTGCGCTCATCCTTCACGGCGGTTAGGCGCGCCCTGGCCGAAGGATGCTGGTTCCACGCGGCTTTGAATGCTGCGTGCAGCTCTTCCATGCTGCTTGCGTTCTTGATCGCCTCCAGCGCTGGAGTGATGTCCGGATCGTTTGCTGGAGGCGTCACGTCCTTCTCGACGATCCGCTGCGCTTCGTCTTCGTCAAAGATGCCGGTGTAGCCAAAGGCGAGTCGGGC